GGTCAGAGAGGGCTGTCCCAGCCAGTCTTGATCCGAACGGAACTGGCACGTCCAGCACGTTCAAGGTGGTCCTCGTCAAGAGGAGACCTTTCGGTCTCCCACCACGGATCTCTCCGCGGTCTCTCCAGGAAAGGAGATTCTGCAACGAGGAACCACTTCATCAAGGCTCCGTAGCTTTCCAGTTTGGAAACTGGAATCTGCGGAACAAGCCGCACGCCCTTTACCACGGGGCGCTGCAGCTTATCGTCATGGCGAAGGCCATCCTGAAGGAAGACCTCCTTTGGGCTACCATGGCGACCCAGGAGAGGTGAAGCAGATACGATGGTTGGGTCAAGGACAAAGTCCCCAACCCACCTGTCGATTCGCGTCTCTGACCTGACGTAGGGGAACGGGATTAACCGCTCGATCCTTGCGTCAAGCCACGCGACAGTCTTCTCCCAGCCAGCGTGATACAGCTGGTTACGGAAGGAAACTGCTGCAGCAATCTCTCGAACGTGCCGTCTGTCCTCGGGGAGAAGAGTGCGAAGCCTCACGACTTTCGTCGATTGGCCCGCATAGTAATCTTCTCCGCAAGACTCCCGGAACTGACCGTTCCAGAAGGACTTGCGCTCATTTACTCGAAACCCGAAAGTCTCGAGAGCCCGGATGACAGATTGCGCATAGTCTTTGGGGATGATGATATCGTCCCCGTAGACGCGCACCCGACCGATAAAGGACTTAAGGTCCCGCTCGGTCAAGCGTCTGTTGAGCTGCTGCTGAATCCCGACAAAGATCACGGTCACGAAGACCAGACTCTCCATCGGGAAACAGAGCGCTGAACCCATAGACGCGAACTTGGCCAAGCGTTTTACGCCATGGCCAGGTACATCAGCCTTCCGACTCCGCGTAGCATCGAGGGCTTGTGAAAGCCACCGATGTTTTTCCACGAGGAGCCGTACATGCTGATTGGATACCCTGTCCGAAGCCTCACTCAGATCGAGTGTGGCGAGGTCCCCAGTGATGGAGCCCTCTCTCGCGAGCCGTTGGTTTGGTTCTTGAGATACGAATTGCATGAGCTCCCTCGTTTGGTAAAAGCGAGGGATCTCTTGCACCATCATCGCGAGAACCGCCTGCTGCATATACTGCATGTAGGACGGTTCAACGGCGATGATTCGTGGTGTATCCAGCGTTTTAGGGACAGTGACAACCCTAACGGGCTGTTCGTCCCGAGGTTCGAGGACCTGTACGCCCCTCAGAGCATTAATCTGCTCTGGGGAGGAGGGATTCGGGATGAGATACTCCCAGTGTGGGAACGTCTCTTCCAGTCTCCGAGTCCACTGCCTAAGTTCATACTTCGCGTTGCCGCGAAGCTTATCGGCAGTAGCTCCTGGGCCGTGCTTCGGAAAGAGCATCTCGTGGTACAGACGATTGTCTATACGCGAGAAGAAATCTCTCCAGAGCAGAGCTCCGATTTTACGGAACTCTTCGAGAAGCCCCTCTTCAGAGAGGAGTAATTTCTCGTACGACTCACGTACGTCCTGCTCACACAAGACCCACTTAGATAAAGCAGCGTCCACCCTTTCGGGTGAGCACTGGACCTCCTCCAACCCAGGAGAAGAGTCAGGCAGGATCTTTGCCCACATCAGAGTAATCTGACGCACGCATCGAACTGCCTCTAAATCAGGCGGGTCAAGCAACAGACCGGTATCAGCATCGAATACACGTGCAAGCAAACCTCCTAGTAATAGGGGGAGAGCTCCTCTCCGCTGGAAACCAGCGAAAGAGGCGTGTGCGACTCTGCCTTCGTCAAGAGACTTTGTGAAGTCCTTTCCGAAGCGGGCCAGGGAAATCGTTAGAAACGAAATCCCCTCGTGTTCGATGCGACTCGTGATC